AAAAAGAGCTTACAGCCCTTTAAGGAAGAGAAGCTGTAAGCCAAAACAAACATTAATCAACTGTGATTGTATCACAAAAGGAGCGGAATGAAAATATTAAAAATAAAACTTGAAAATTTTCAAGGTATAAAAAAATTAGAGTTTGATATACAAGGCAAGGATTGCTCTATATACGGAGATAATGGTACCGGTAAGAGTACCATATACAATGCATTTACATGGCTTATGTATGGGAAGCCTTCTACACAGGAGAAAAATTATACACCTAAGACTATAGGAAGTCATAAGCTTAACCATGTGGTAGAGCTTACATTGCGACTTGATACAGGGGCAGAAATGGTGTTAAAAAAAGATTTTCATGAAATCTACAAAACAGTAAGGGGCAGTGCTAATCCCATACTTTCAGGACATTCTACAGATTATGAGGTAGACGGAGTACCGGTCAATGAAACAGGATTTAAAAAGACTTTGTTGGAACTTTACAAAAGTGAAGAGCTTGCAAAGATGCTCACGGCATATGACTATTTTTTAGATAACATGAAAGCAACAGATAGAAGAAAAATACTTCTTGAGATATGTGGTGATGTAGACTTTGAAGATGTTATAGCTAAAACCCCTGAGCTTTCAGAGCTTAGTACTATGCTAATAAAAAAAGGGGATACCACAGAGTTATATACGGTTGATGAGTACAGACAGATCGCAGATAAGGAAAGGTCATTAACAGATAAAGAACTTAAAGGTATTCCCGGAAGAATAGATGAGGCACAAAAAGCAAAGCCGGACATCAATGAACTTATTCCTTCCGCTATAAATGAAAGAATACAAACTATAAAGGATGAACAAAGAAAACTTGAACTTGAGCTTTCAGATAAAGAGAATGCTGCACTGTTATCAATACTTAATCAGATATCAGAAGTTGAAAGGAAAATATCAGTAGGAGAAACGGAACATATAAAAATTGAGAATGATAAGAATAAGATTACTTTTGCAAGAATAAATGACTTGCAAAAACAGCTTTCAAATACGGATAAAGAAATACTTCATGTATCAGCAGCTTATAATGAGAGTGAATACGATCTTAATCGAATCATATCAAAAAGAGAGTCCTTGCTTGAAGAATATACAAAAGAAAATAATAAGGAATGGACAGGAGTAACCGTTTGCCCTACTTGTAAAAGAGAACTTCCGGAAGAACAAGTAGATGAGTCAAAGAAGATATTTAACGTAGCGAAAGCGAAGCGTCTTGCTGATATTAATGAACAAGGGAAAGTTGAGTGCAGCAGGGCATTGATAGAAAGTAAAAAAGAAGAAATAAAAGCTTATGAATCAAAACTTGAAGAGCTTAAGGGCAAGAAAGAAGAGATATCACAGCTTATAAGTGAAGCAGAAAGTTCTTTAGTAGACATGACTCCGTATAAGTCTACTCAAGGATATATGGAATTAAATAAAGAACTTGAAAGACTTAAATCAATGCAAAATGACATAAAGGCTGCATCAAATGTAACAGAAAATGCAATAAAGACTCAAATCAGCAAGCTAAATGAAGAACTTGAAAAAGAACAAGGTAAAAAAGCTCAGATAGAACTGGTTAAGAGGCAGGATCTGAGAATAAAAGAGCTTGAAGAAAAAGAAAAGGAGCTTGCAGGAAAGTATGAAGAGCTTACAAAAGGACTGTATCTTTGCGAACAGTTTATAAAAGCAAAAACAAGGTTGCTTGATGAGAAGATAAACAGCCGTTTCAAGACACTTAAGTTCAGGCTTTTCATTGAACAGCAAAATGGAGGTATAGCAGATGACTGTGAGGCATTAATACCTTGTCAGACCGGCTTAGTACCTTTTAAGAGTGCAAATAATGCAGCAAGAATTAATGCAGGTCTTGAACTTATAGATACGCTTTCAGAGTATTATGGGGTTGAAATGCCACTGTTTTTGGATAATGCAGAGTCAGTAACTAAGTTCAATAAAACAAAGACACAGCTTATCAAGCTGATCGTGTCTAAAAATGATAAGATTATAAATTTTGAAAGAGAGGATTAATATATGGCAACAAAGGAAACAACAACAGAAGTAGCAACTCAGGAAGAACAAAAGTTACTTCCGGCAAATAATAGTGAACAGTTTACAAGTAAGGTTCTCAGAGAGTTCGGAAGTACCGCAGGAGCTATACAGGTTACTGATTATCAAAGGCAGCTTATACAGGGGTACTTTATTGCTATAGATAGAGCTTTAAAAGCAGCTGAAGAAAAGCGTCTGTATAAGAATACCAATAATTCAGACCATACCTATGATGATCCTAATCCGATCACATGGAATACTGTTGACCTGAATGCACTTGCACTTGATGTGGTTCATTATGCAAGGATGGGACTTGACATGATGCAGAGTAATCATCTAAGTGCAATACCGTTTAAGAATAACAATAAGACCTGTAAGTCAGGTACAAAGATGTATACAGTAACCCTTATGCCGGGATATAACGGAATACAGTATATTGCACTTAAGTATGCTTTAGAAAAGCCGGTATCGGTAACTACAGAACTTGTATATAGCACAGACACATTTAAGCCGATAAAGCGTAGTCATGATAATAAGGTTGAAAGCTATGTATTTGAAATAAATAATGCTTTTGACAGAGGTGAGATCATAGGCGGTTTCGGATATATAGAGTATAAAGAACCTGAAAAAAACAAACTTGTAATAATGACCTTAAAAGATATCATGAAACGCAGACCTGAAAAAGCTGCCGTGGAATTTTGGGGCGGTACAAAGACTGTTTGGGAAAAAGGAAAGAAAAAAGAAGTTGAGACAGACGGATGGTTTGAAGAGATGTGCTTAAAAACTCTAAAAAGAGAGGTTTACAGTGCAAAGAATATGCCAAGAGATCCTAAAAAGATAGATGATGCATATCAACATATGAAGTTACAAGAGATAAGAATGGCTGAAATAGAAACACAGGAACTTATAGACTCTAATTCAGGTCAGATAGTAATAGATATAGAGAATGAGTCTATGACAGAGATAAAAGAAGACACAAAGCCTGAAAAAATACCGGAAACAACGGATAGTATTGATAATCAACCGCAAGAGTCCGAAGGGACCGTAAGCAACTTACCTGAATTCTAATGATAATAAAACCTATAGCATCAGGTAGCAACGGAAATGCATATTATATAAGTGACGGTAAAAACAGTTTGCTGCTTGATGCAGGTATACCTTTAGCAAGAATCCAAGCAGGTTGCGGTTATTGTGTATCAAAGTTAAGCGGTTGTCTTATTACACATGCTCATAGCGACCATGTAAAAGCAGTAAAGGATTTGGCAAAGTTAGGCATAAACATTTATACAAGCCAAGGCACTATTGATATGGCGAATTTAAACGGACACCGTATCCATAGAGTAAAGGCATTGGAGCAATTTGAAACAGGTACTTTTACAATACTTCCTTTTGATGTGGAGCATGATGTACCTGAACCTTTAGGATTTTTAGTATATAGTAAGGAAACTAAAGAAAAGCTTTTATATGTAACGGATACATATTATATCCGTTATAGATTCAAAGGTCTTACTCATATTTTGATTGAAGCAAATTATGATCCGGATGTAATTGTAAATAATACAGGAAGTAATTATATAGATTCTTCAAGAGCAAAAAGAGTAATAACTTCTCATATGAGTATAGATACAGCAATAAAGACACTAGAGGCATTTGACCTCAGCACAGTGCAGCAGATATATCTTTTGCATTTAAGCAATGACAACAGCAATGCAGAGGCATTTAAGGAAAGAGTGCAGGCTGCAACCGGAAAAGAAGTTTATATATGCTGATAAATATCAGCCTAATATGAGGAGCCGGATAATCTCATTAAAACAGCACACTTTAATAGTAGGGTTGGACTAATCTACTATAAAAGCCAAACTTATGAATATACTTTTGTGGAAGCAAACCACATTAAAAAATGCTGTAACCTCATTTGGCTTTATATCACAGGGATATGTTACGAAAGCCATTATAGTCCCCTTCTTTTATTCGTCAAAGAAGGGGATACAATCAAGATAAAAATAATTTAAGTGTATGGATAGAATATCTGTCTATACAGAAAGGTATTAAATGGCACGACCACGAAAGGTAGGTTTGGATTATTTCCCTTTTGAGTGCCAAAGTGATGAGAGGATAAGATTAATACAAGCTGAATATGGATTAAAAGGATTTGCTATAGTCGTCAAACTCTTGCAGAAAATATATGGAGAGTATGGTTACTACTGTGAATGGGACGAAGAAAGGTCATTGCTCTTTGCGTCGGAGAACGGTTCATTTAGTGATGATA